TGCCGTAATAATCTCGGTAGCGACTTGTCTCACTTGGTGCCTCCCAAAATGCCCACGAGGTGATCGGCAAGGATGGCGCGGGCTTCGTCTATGTCGTCATCAGAGACGCCGAGATAGGGGCGGGCGGGCAGTTCCACGGCGTGGTTTCGTCCGGCCTTGCCGCCAAGTTGTTGGATGCGGGCATAGACGAGGTTGCTGCCGACAACCACTTGATCGGGGCTAGCCTCGTAGCCGATGGACCCGCGCAGGCGTCCGGTGTCGACCAACGTTTTGCCGCCTTCCTTCTCGGCTCGCTGCGAGGGCGTCCACCGGCTGCCGTCCGGGGCCGTAGACGAGTCGAACCGCTCGACGGTGGAGGACACCAGCATTTCGCCGATCTCTTCCATTGCCGCCTTACCCTGCCGGGCCTTGGTGACGGCAGTACCGAGCATGCGATCCAGGCCGCCCCAGTCCAGTTTGAAACTCGTGCCGCCCATCACCAGCCCCGCATGTCGATTTTCGGCTTGCGTGTTTTAACGATCAGATCGCCGGAGCGGGTTTCCTCGCCCAGTTCCTTCAGGCCGATGTTGAGATTGGCTTCGCGGACGGCTTCCAAGTCCTTGACCGCCTGCTTGTACTGGGTCTGGAGCGGTATCCAATCGTTGTTGCTGCCGCCTTCGCTGGTCATGATGGAGGTGATGCCCCCGACAACGCGGTAGGAGACGATAACCGCCGCGATCCGTTTGAGGGTTTTGGGGATAGTGGCAAGCGGCAATTCGAAGCGGGCGCGGAGGGCATCATCAATTTCACCGGAGACGTTTTTAATCGTCTTGTCGACGATGCCGGGCGTCTTGGTCTCGGCGGCGGTCAGATATGCTTCCAGCACATATTCGGTCAAATCGGTCCTTTCGCAGTACACAGATGCCTTTCCTTTTCGTTTTGGACTAGTATTAGACTAGTCCGAAGGGGGTTCCCCGCATAACGGCCCTGCCAGGATGTAAAACGCGGCAGGGCGCGAATATGGGCCTTACGCAACTTTCCCCCAGCAAATGGACTTGGGAGAGCGTGCCGGAAGCGGCTTGCTTTGGCCGATAATGCGGTAGCCGTTGCCTTCGGGCAGCTTCACCGGCTTCGGGAAGAAGGGGTACGGCTGAAGCTTGGCGTCCACGTCGTCCAAAGCGCAGTAGATAACCTTGGCCGGGGCGTCCTTGGCGTAGGCCACGATTTCGCCTTCCGGAACTTTGGAAACCATAGTGCCGGTTTTCGGATTGCGGTATTTCTCGGACATCTTCTTGACCACGTAGCCGCCGACATTGATGTGGCCCGCGCCGACTTCCACTTTCAGCTTGGCCGTGGACTTGTAGTCCTCGACGATGCCGTAGATCGTCTGGTAAGCGGCCTTGCCCGCGAAAAATTCGATCTCGCCGCCGTACCCCCCGTCCTGAATGGCCGTTTCCATATCGGAAAGGGCCTCATAGATGTCCGCGACCTTGGTGCCGCTTTCGGTGAACAGCTTGGCCGGGTCGACACGGTAGGGAGTGCCGAATTCGACTTCGTAGGTGTCCCAGCCGCCGTCAATCTTGACAGGCCAAGAGATAGTGCCGGTCAAGGCCGTGGCGGCGATGCCTTCGGTCGTAAACCGGCAGGTGTCGCGCAAGTAGGCGGTAATGTCGCGTGTCCAGGCGTCGAGGCTGGCCCTTTCTGCGAGAATCATGCGGAGGTTGTTGAGGTCCTGGCCGGTGATATCCTTGGACGGCTTGACGGGCAGCGGTTCAATCATGTTGATGCTCACGTTGCCGGAGCCGACCGGAGTGGACAGGCCTCCGCGCCGGATCACGGGCGCGGTCCCGACAATGTCCAAGATGTCGCTGACACCGACCATGGCAAACGGCTTCTGGATGCGACCGGGGAAGCAGCTATCCAAGATAGTTGTTTTGATCTTGGGCAACCCTTTGAGATGTATGGCCACGGCCTGTGGGGAGAAAAGCCCCTTGAGTTTGGTAAACATTCGTGTCGTTCCTTAAATGGCGTAAATGCCGATGGTTGCGAGTTTTTTGATGTCGGCTTCCGTGGCCGGGTCGCCAGCCGCCCCAATATTGAGGACGCTCTCCCGGACGGTGCCGTGTTCCAGGGTGAACGCCGAGGTCTCCGATGCGGTGTCCACGGGTTCGTCGATGACGGCTACCGGAGTGCCGGTGTCGGCCTCGCCGGTGTACGGCACCAAATCGCCGTTATCGTCCTCTTTGACGATGAGGCCGATGGGATAGACGCCATTGTCGGCTTTGACCTTGCGGGAGCCGGTCACGGCGGGATGGTGGTCGGTGTGGGCGCGGTCGCCTCCGGCACTGATGGTGCCGATGTTGCCTTTGATTGCCATGGGATTCTCCTTAGATGTACTGGGTCAGGTCTTCGGTTACGGCCTCATTGTCCTTGTCGGACGGGGCGTTGAACTCGTGCGTCAGGCCGTGCCCCTTGCTTTCCGCCATGAAGCTCAGGAAGTGGTCGGGCAGGGATTTTTTGCCTTCGTCTTCGCTGAAGCTCATCTCTTCGCCGTCTTCCAGGGCCTCGCAAAAAGCGAGTACCTTTTCCTTATGGGCGGGCAGGAGCTTGCCGTCTTCAATGAGCTTGTCCACGCGGGCCGCGTGGTCCGCAGTACGCCGTTTAGCCTCGTCTTCCTGGGCTTTTTCTTCCCTGGCTTTGAGGTCGGCTTCGGCCTTTTTTCGGGCTGTCTCCTCGCTGGCAAGCTTGTCCTTTGTTTCCTTGAGTTGAGCCTTCAGTTCCTCTTCCGTCATGTTGGGTTCCTCCGGTTGTTTCGGGTCGTCCGGCTCATCCGGGGCCGACTCGCTGAAGTTGAAAAATACGGTCATTCCTTCGTCTTCCTGAAAATCGATCTCGCCCAGCCCCTTGACCGCCGGGGGCACTGCGCCGAGCAGACCGAGGTGGCGGATTCTCAGTTCGGGCGTCAGGCTGAGACTGACGTACTTGTAGGCTTTATTTTTCACGCCTTTCCGCGCTTTGTCCGTAAGGCGTGCAAACTGTGCTTGCAAAAACTCGCCGCTTTTGCGCAGGGCCGAAAACCACCCCTCAGCCGGGTCGCTGTCCTTGGGGTGCCCGAACACGATGGGCGGGTCTTCGGTGCGCTGATTGAAATTGGCGACGATGCGGTCCAGGTCGGCGTCGGTCCAGGTTCGGGTGCGGCCCGAACTGTCCGTGTGGGTGCCGGTGCGAAAGACGTTGATCCATTTGTTCATTTGACTTTCCTCCTTCGGGAGATTATTTATTTTGCATATCGTGAACACTGTCGGCGTCCGTATCAGTCCCGCCGGGGTTAGGGATCAGAACTGTACGGAGTTGGCTCAAGGACCGGACTACTTGAGCGATTCACGATAAATCAGTATTCCCGCCCTCTCTTTTTCCGCCTGCGCATAGATGGCCTTCTGGCTTCGGTTCGCCCTGGGAGCGAATGCCGTTGCCCCTGTCCAGTTCCGCCCGAACAGCGAAAACGAGCTGAAGCCGCACACCTCCTTTGACGACGGCATGCGGAAGAGCCGGATCATGCGAAGCGTGAAGTACATCCTGCCGGTCGCCTTGTGGTCCATGGGCCGCCACCAGACTTCATAGGGCTCGCGGATCGTCCGTGCGAGCAGCCGCATGTACGGGCGTTTGTCCGTCCACGTTTTCTTCCATGCTCCGGTCGTCTTCTCGGTGAACAGCGCCTTGCTGATGGTCACCGGGAAGCCATGCACGTTGATCACCTTGCTCCCGTTGATGTGGTCGATGCCGAACTCGCCAAGGAAGGCGCGGACGTAGTCCTCGGCTGCCAGCCCTTGCTTGGGAAGCAGGTCGGCATTCTTCACAACGTGGATGTGTTTGCGGTCAATGGCCGAAATCGGCGGCTTGCACGGATCGTCCGCAAAATTGCCATGGCGGCACAGCACCGGGAGCGCCCTGTCTTTCATGCCGTCCAGCTCGGACGGAGCCAGACCAGCCATCCAGTCTTCGCCCACGTTGGTGGCCCACCCTTTGTCCGGGATCGGCGTCACAAAGGATTCCATGCCGGTTTCGGGGTCGACCACGCGGATCATGTCCGGGATTTCGGTCTGCACCTTCAGGCCGCGGGCTTTGACCTGGCGCTCCGAAAGCGTGATCACCACGCACCGGCAGGCAAAGCCGTTGGGCGGATACCACGTTTGCCAGAACGGGTGGTCATGCGGGAAAACGAGGCCATCCACGGCCAGATGGGTTTGCCGTGTGCGCCGGTCGCGGACGGCCACGAGCTGCCAGTACGGGCGCGATTTGGAAACGCGCTTCATCTGCCGGTAGCGTCCGGCCATGTACGCGGATTGCACGTTGGTGCGGAAGATGTTCTCGATGCGCCACGCCTTCTTGCCGGTCCATCCCTGTTGTTCAATGATAGAGCCGAAGCGGCCCTTGAAATCCCGTAAGGTTTCACCGTCTTCCAGGGCCTTGCTGATGGCGGTGTGAACGCTGCCGACTTGGTCCATCTTCGCAAGGCCGGATACGGCAAAGGCGCGGGCGCGAGCGGCGGCGTCCATGGCTTCAAAATCTCGTGCGGAAACCGGAGCCTTGCCTTTCCAGAATTTGATGGCTTCAGCGGGAGCCAACGGCTCAACGGTGACAGGCATCGGTTTCCTCCTGGCAACGCACGTACAGCCTCACGCCGGGGACAGCCCGGCGGCGGGTTTCGGGGATCGGCTCACCGCATTCCTCGCAGTAGTGTGCGGAGGCCTGCCGATGTTGAGGGCTACCGGCATTTTTGAGGGCCATCTTGCGGTGCAACGCTTCCATGTCCTGGGCCAAGTCGCATTCATCAGCCATTGGCTTCCTCCTGGGCGGCCATGGTCCCGAAGGCCTGGGCATTAAGCATGATCCGGCCTGTCAACTCGGCCAGATCGTCATGTTCGGCGTCCTGTCCCAGCAGTTCGGCCAGCATGATCTGCATATCTTCGAACGTCTCGGCGCTTTGGACGATCTTCTCAATTTGGGTGGCAAGCTTGCCATTGGCCTTGACCGCCTGCGGCAGGATCTCGTCCAGGGCGGCGTCGATAACCTCCTGCGCATTCTGGGCGCTGGCAAATTCGATAAATGCGGCGTGGTCGGCGGGCGGCTCGGCTTCGGACTCGGCCCCGTCGTCGCCGACAAGGTCAAACTCGTCCTCATCCAAGTCATAGCGCCGGGAGAAATGGCTCTTTTTAAAGCGCAACCCCACGCTGTACAGCTTTTTGTCCAGATTGGCCCGAGCGTCGAAGTCCTCCGGTTCCTCGTAGCCGAAGACCGGGGCCATGACGCCCGCCGGTGCGTTGATGTTGCGGTAGGTCAACGCAATATTGTTCATGGCGCTGACCACAAGGAATTGATCGGCATCGGCCATGTCGCTGCCCACGCTGTAGTGCGTTTCGCTGGCGGCGCGGCTGCCGTTGCCGTCCATTTCGGCGGTGAGGGTCTGCCCCATGATGACCTTGGATATGGCCTTGTCCCAGCGGCGCAGGTAGCTTTCGTGCAGGTCCCCGGCCTTGCCGGAGGCGGAGGCCAGCTCCACCTTGGCCCCGTTGGGCAGCACGGCAACGGCGTCCTGCACCATGGAGGCGAGGTCTCCGGCCATGGAGATGCGATCGGCGCGATCCGCGTTGTGCGGAGCGTAGGCCAGCACCCACGGCTGCCCGAATTTTTCGCAAAAGCGGGTCAAAAATTCGATGCCCCCGCGCTTAAAGGCCACGGGCCACAGGCAGCGGGACAGGAGCCGCAGGCCGTAGGGGTTTTCGAAGGTCGGAAAGTGCCGGACCAAGACAAATTTACCCGGCGGCAGCGGCGTGTCGTAGACATGCGTCGCCCCGCAAAAGACGGCCCGGTTGTCGTCGTCGTAGGCAAACCACTTGCGGGGCTTGGCGACGATATCCGCCAGCTTGAGCCTGCCGCCATGCGGCTCCCAGATGAGTTCCAGCACGGTCTGGCCGAAAAACGGCGCGTCCAGCATGGAGGAAAACACATCGCGCAGGTTGATGGCCTCCAGATCCGAGACCAGCTCGTCACAGAGCCGGGCCGCGTCGGCGGACACATCCTTGCCCTTGGCCTGCCCCGGCGAAAAGTCATAATCCTGCTTGTTGAGCACGCGCAGCTTGCGGTTTTGGATCGCCATGCATACCTGATCGTCGGCGGTCAGATCGTCCAAAACATCGTCATACTCGCCGCGCTTGCGCAAGACCGGATCGGGGTCCGGCAGCTTGCCCAAAAACGTGCCCACATCCGCCCCGGCGGCAAGCCGGGTGGCGAATTCGGTGGTCAGGTCCGCACGCTCATCGCTAAAATTGATGGGGTTGCCTCTGTGATCTAAAATCATCGGTATCCTCTCATGATTCCGTTGGCGACGGACGCACCGCCGGTGCAAAAGTCCCACTCGGTAAAGGCCGCATCGAATTTGCGGGCGGCGTACATCGCCAGGGCATAGGCAATGGCGGAGTCCCCGTGGCGTTTCCCAGTGCCCTTGCGGTCCTTGGTACGGGCGTCACGCGGGATTTTGGGCACACCCTTGACGACGGTCACGGCGCGGAGGTCGTCAAGGACGTTGTCGTCCTTGGGGATGGTGGCGGTGCGGTCTTCCAGCGCGGCCTTTGCGGGCGGCCAGTTCTCCAGATTCCAACTTTCGGAAAAGTGAATTTCCTCAATAATATCCGGTCCGAACTCCTGTCGGGCACGCTCGGCGAGGTAGGCTCCGTTGCCGCCCTTATCCAATGCGCCGCCGGAAAACATGGGCAGGCGGTGGACCGCGTAAAAAAGGGCCTGCTCCTGCTGGGAAAACGGGCAGTTAAACAACTCCAGCAAAAACGGCGTGCGGTATGTCGCGCCTGGCGCATCCTGCAAAGGCCAGATGTCGGACAGGTCGAGGGAGCGGCCAAAGTCCTCGCCGAACCAACTCCGTTGATCGGGCAGGTAGGCCATGACGGGCTTTAGGTTGCCCTCCAGCCAATCCCGCATTTCGCGGTACCGCTGATCGTCCCTCCAATCCACAAAATCGGGGGCGGGAGGCTCCCACCGGACAACAGGGATGGCCGGGTCCATACAGGCCTCAATGACCGTGCGCACAAGGTAGGAGCCGCCGGACTTCGAGGGGATGCAAAACAGCTCCTCGTCCGCGCCGTCGCCGTAAAATTCGATGATTTCGTCACGCCATGTGGCTTCGGCCTCCTCGCTCCACTCCTTGCCGGTGCGCTCGCAGACGCGCTTGTACAGCCCCTCCGAAATGGCGCGGTCAAAGTCGCACCGCAGCACGGTGTAGGGCTTGCGGCCAGCCCGGCAGTCCTGGATAAGCTGGTTAAAGGCGTTGTCCTCGCCGTCGTGGGTGGAGATGATGAGGACCTTGCCGCCCCAGATAGTCAGGGCCAGCGCGGCCTTGAGGAGTTCGTCAAGGTCGTCGTGGAACGCGGCCTCGTCGAGGATGACAAGCCCCTGCATGCCACGAAGCGACCGGGGCCGGGAGGGCAGAGCCGTGACGCGTCCGTGGCGAAAAGTGACGCGGAAAGCCTGGATTTGGTTGTCCGGGTCTCCGGCATCCTGCCAGAGGGTTTCGCCGATGGCGGACGCCCCGAGATTCAGTGTTTTTCCGGCCTCGCCCACGTACTCGATAAACTCGCGGGCCATGTCCAGGTTGTAGCCCATGTAATAGACGTTCATGCCGCCTTCGGTCTTGGCCTTGGCCGCATACTCGGCAGCCACCCAGCTCGCGCCCCACGAGTAGCCGGTGCGCCGGGATTTTTCGACGACGACCACGGACGAGAGCTTGAGCGCGGTCCGCAATTCGTGCTGGTATTTGAGCAGACGGATTCCCACGGCCTACCTCATCGCGTCCAGCATGGCTTCGATGTTGGTGCCTTTTACGCCGCGTCCGTCGTCCCGTTGCTTGCCCAAAGCCCCCTTGAGTTCGACCACCAGCTCCATGGCCTTTTGCACATCCTGCACGGCCTTAAAATCGGTCCCTTCCGGGCTTTGGAGCAGCTTGTTGAGCTTGAGTTCCACGGCCTCCTCCAGCGCGGCCACGGCCTCCTCCTTGGTACGGATCGGGCGCAGCTCGTGTTGCTTGGCCGCGCTCATGAGCTTCTGGGCGCGGGCCGCTTCGGCCTGCTTTATGGCGAGGCTTTCGAGGGCGGAAACGGCAAAACTGTCCTGGGCGGACTTGCTTTTGATAAGCTGTTTGAGCATCGCGGACCGGGCCAGGATGGTGTCGGCGGCGAGGTCGGCCTCGGCCTGGGCGAGCTTTTCCCGTTTGCCGCGCCAGTCGTAGGTGGCGGACCAGCGTTTGAGCGTGGACACGGCTACCCCGGTTTCCTCCGCGACCTTTTCAAAAGTCAGGCGGGCAACGCAGTAGAGTTCCTGCGCTTCCCACACGGCTTCGGGCGGATATTCGCGTCCGGTTCGTTCCACGCTATTCGCCTCCGGGGGACGGGCGCTTGACGCCGGGTACGGTGGCGTAGCCTTTGGCTACCTCCTCGCCCCGCTCGGTCAGGTGGGCGACGCGGCATCTGCCGTTTTGGGTCATGACGACAAGCCCCTGTTCGTCCAGCCACGCAAGCTGGGTGCGGACGACATCTCGCGACGGACGGAATCCGTATTCCGGCACCATGTCGCGGATAAGGCTGTCGTTCAGGGTGTAGTCGAGTTGTTCGGCCAGCATGCGCAGGATGGTGAGGCGCAGATGCTCGGCCACGACGTTTCCGTAGCTCATCGTTTTCCTCCATTGAGCATGTAGTCTTCGTGGCGGGTGACGACTTTTTCCAGGCGGCCCACAATGCGCCCCATACCTTCGATTTTCTCGACGGCGACACGTAGATCTCCGCCGAAACTGCGAATGGTCAGGGCCAGATCGTGGAGAGCCTCTTCACTAGGGACATTCTTCAGGCAGGCTTCGGCAGTGGTCAGCCGCTTGTCGAAGGCCGCGTGTGCCTTGGCGTTGGCCTCCTGGTCCTCGCGCTGATCCTTGCGTTGATCCCGGATCAGCTTGACCAACACCACGACGATGGGGATCACCACGACCTGGAGGATGCGGAGGAGGATATCCAGATGCTGCATGTCCACGGGCTATTTACCGCCCTTGCCGTAGACCCTGGACAGGCCCTTGGCGGTCATGCGGTCGCCGAACCACCAAGTGACGGCGGAGGTCGTGAGATAGAGGACGGTGACGACAACCCGTTCAAGGATGTCGCCCGCCTGCGTGGCGGTCAGGGCCGTGCCCATGGAGTTGAGCAAATCCCAAGCCTGAATCGTTACCCACGTGGACACGCCGAGCAGGTAAGCCGTGATGGCCGGACGTGCGATGCCCTTGACCGTGTCCACCAACCCGAACAACAGGCAGATAAACACGCCGAGCGGCTGTGCGAGCCATGCCACCCAACCGGTCGTGTGGAACATGCGATCCATAAAACTTTCCAAGAATACGTTGGTGTTACCGTACTTTTGGCTAGTGGTGTACGCCCTGGCCTCCTGGAGGGAGACCTCGCCCTCGACCTGGGCCTGGGTGACCTGGATATTGGCCTGCATTTCGGCCACCATGGCCTTGGATTCGGCATCGACCATGGCGAGGTCGTGCGCCCGGTCCGCCTGCTTGTCCTGGAGATCAAGCTCTTTGATTTTGCGTTGGTTGTAGCTGGACCAAACGGTGCCGAGCAGCCCCGTAAGACCGCCAAGGAGCATCTGCCACATAATTAGCCTCCTACGCCTTCGATGATGAGTTTGAGCGGGACGTCCGCGAGCCGCTCCATGACGCGGCGGACCGTGGTCCGCGAGACGAGGATCGCCCGCTGGTCATAGAGATAGCCGAGCCGGGAGCCGAGCAGGATGCACCCGGCGACGTCCGAGCGCAGCCCCTTGGACGTGTCACCCGCAAAATTGCCGGAATGGATGAGCACATGGCTGCGGCCCGGCACGTCGCGAACGTGATAAACGCGGTGAAACCGAGGGGAATTGACGATCTCGCAATCGTATTCGCCGCAGGGGATGCACGAAATGTTGGGGGCGTTGTCGCGCCAGGGCAGCTCCAGGGTGTAGCACTGCACGCCCAGCTCGGGCACGCAAAGCTCCCCTTCGGTGCCTTGGTCCGTGGATACGGACCGGCGCAATATGACGGTGCGGTCTGGCATGGTTCTCCTCGTTCCGCTTTTGCGATTACGGGGAGATGATATCGGGCGGGCGATGGCGGCGCAGGAATCCACGCGGACGGTGCAAACAAAAAGGCACCCGCTTCTGGGTGCCTTTGGAGAGGGGGAGTATGGAGGGTGCCGGAATTTAGCCGCTCAACCCCTCCTCCACGAATTGCTTAACGTCGCGTGTCTGCGCGGTTTCCTGCCCGCCGTTTCGCATGTACTCCATGCCGAGTTGCCGCAGGTACCCGGCGCTGGACGCCAGTGGCAAAGAATATCCTTTTTTGAGGGACATATGCGAATCGACCTCCTTGACGCTTTGCAGCCATTGATGGGCATACGGCAGGCCCGCGCCAAAACCCAGCTCGTGGAATTTTGCGTCACCCTTAAAGCGCAGGAGCTGGGCATAGAGCTTGCGCACGGTCTCGCGGTCGGCGACGATCTGTTCGGCGCTGGCCTTTTGCACGGCAGGCTGCGGCGCGGATGCGGGGCGCGCCTTTTCGGCCTGTTTGCCCTCTTCCTTGAGCTGCGCGATATACACATCCGCGTCGTCCTTTGGAGCGACGGCGGGCAGCGCAAAAATGCCAAGCACGAACAACGCCGCATACAGGCCGAACGCCTTGGGCCGGGTGCGTTTTTCCGGGGCCAGAAACGGCAGCACCAGTGCCGGTTTAATCAGGCCGAGGACGGCGGCGGCAAGGACGAGGACGAGCAGCAGGGACAAAAAAACAACCATAGAATCCTCCTTACATATCAATACGATTCATCTCGTTTTTTACGCTCTCTACCGTAACGCGGAACGGTTTGTCTATATGAGCAATAAGTTTGCCCTCCGCCGCCATGGCGTACACTTTGCGGGGGCTGACGCAGAGGCAGTAAGCGGCTTCGTCCGCCCGTAAAAAGGGCTTGGACGCCAACATTTCCGCCGGGGTGATGGCAAACGGGCCGTGCTGGATTGCCGTCCCCTCGGGCAGCATGATCTGAAAGCCCTGCGGGGTTTTCGGGATGCAGCGCTCGCGGCAGCCAAAACAATAGAGGATCGGCCATTTGCAGATCCAAAACGCCCTTTTGGGGTCCTTGCATCCCAGCTCGTCATACACGTCCGGCAGGATCTCGCCCTGATACGGGCGGAACCCTTTGCCGTACAGGTCCGCAAACTCCTTTAAATGCCGTGCCGTCATAGCCACCTCCGTGACAGTCAACTTGAGATGATCTCCAAAACCGCTTGCGCCTGGGCGCGGAACAGGTCGTCGCACCGATCGCATTTCCCGGTGACGCTGCACCGGGCGCAGGCCGTAGCCTTGATTGTCGCCATTATGCGCTGCTCGCGGCCCGCCCCGTTCAGCGCGTCTTGTATGCGTTGAATTTGCCGTTCAACATTGCCGCCGTACTGCCCTGCCAGTATTTGGTAAACAGTGGAGCGGCTGAGGGCCGAATGCAGGCGGCAAAACTTATGCACCGACCCAAACCGCGACATGATCTCACTGCGCAGGCTGTGCATCGTCGGGGTCTATCCCTTTCTTGTGGCACCGCCCGATCAAGTCCTTGGCAAGCGTCTGTAACTGGCTTTGATCATTGAGCCATACGAATTTATCAACGCCGAACTGCGAAGCGCACCGGGTGTCGAGACCGGACATTTTCCAGTCCAGCGCGTGCCACATGGTAGCGATCCATCGCTTCTGCCGTTCGTAGGGAGTGCCTTTCGGGATTTCGTAATAGTCTTCCCGTGGCGTTTTGGCCCGCTTGCCTTTGTTGGTGAACTCCGCGCCTTTGATTTCAAGGTAGTTGGCGAAGTCTGCCAACTCAGGCATGGTCAACTTGCCCGCCGAAGTTTTGCCATATTGCTTTTTCAGGATGGTCCGATACGTATCGTCGTCCATTCCCGGCAGTTGCTTTTTCGCTATGTGGACTTTAGCCAGCAGGCTGTTTCGCCAACTTGTGTTTTTGCGTTTTGACATTGCGTTCACTCCTCATTTGGGCTTGATCAACACCGCTCACGCAGATTGCAGATTTTGCAGCGCCGGTAATTGTGATGAGAGTCGTGTCCATCGGGAGCAAAGTCGTGTTTGCAAATCTCTTGCAGGCTCTTTATTGCCTGCTCCCTGAGTTCCGCTTCGCCCTTGTGGTATTGGGCTTCGTCTATGAATCTTTTTATGACGTCTTTCATTTGGTCGCCTTTTGCTGAGTTCAGCGCTAGCAGCGCTCGTTCTTCCCACAAATCTTACACTCCCGATAGTTGTGGTGGGAGTCGTGGCTGGCTGGCCTCCATTCGTGTTCACACACGGCTTGCAGTCCTTCGATGGCCTTCTGCCGCTTCCCGGCCTCGTCACGGTGAAACTTGGCCTCTGTTCGCAGTTTTTTGATAATATCTTCCATGTGTCACCTCTTTGCGGATTCTCAGCGATTTACGTTTTCCAGCTCTATGCATTTTGCCTGGAGCCGAGCCGTATTAATTGCGGTTGCCCGAAGATCGGGATGCAGGTTGGTTAAATTCATTTGGTTCAACAATCCATGTTCCGCGCACGAAACCAGAACAAGATTGTCCAGAGCGCAATTCGTCTTGTCGCCGTCAATAAAACGGACATACTTCCCATCAGGCACTGGGCCGTATGCATCTTCCCAGACGACGATGTGCTTGTACCGATAGCTTCGCTTCGTCTTCATGTTGTGGGCAGGAGCATCTGTTTTGACAGTGATGTATCCAGTTGCACGGCAAAGAGTTTCATCGCCAACCTGGAGTTTTCTTCTCCTGTATCTCCTGATCCCATATGTCTTAATGATGTTGACGATGGCCCAATACTTCTTGTCCGTTTTGAACTCTGCGTTGAAGGCAACTTGGAGTTCGGGAACCGTCATCGTCTTATAGTTGTCACGCAAAAAGGCTATCTGCTCTGCGGTGTAAAAGCTTTTTGCTCCGCGCTTTCGGGAGTTCTTTCTCGGACCGAAATGGAGCAATATGTGGCGTATTGAGGGCAGCGATCTTTGAGGCGTAAACTTCTCATTAAAGGCGGCAGTCAGCTCCTTGGCTGTCATGTTGGGGTATTCTTGCTTCAAAAATGCGATCTGCTCTTTAGTGTACTGGACGATCTTGCGGCCTCGTCCTGACTTAAATCCGTAATTGGCCAGCGTTGACTTTATCTGCTGGTCAGTTTGATTCCTTCCGAACTGCTGGTTAAAAGCGACCACCAGATCAGTCACACTCATGCGCTTGTACCCGTCTCGCAAGAACTCCAGTTCTTCATCGCTATAGCGTCTCCATCTCGCGTTCATGGGCTTACTCTCCACCCGTCAGCATGTGCGGCACCGGCCCGACACCAAGCTGATCGCGCTCTATTGCGACCTTTGTCCTCAACACCAGATTGGCGTTGCTGATGATCTCTTTGGCGAGAGATGCGACGGCCCTTGATCGTTCAATCTCTGACGCCAGAGCATCACCTTCCAGGCCTTCTTCATTAAGACGTTCCATAGCGACGAACAGGTGGTCATTAAGGTGAGTGAGCTTGTTCTTACTCATTGTAGCCCTCCAGGCATTCTTTAGGTTCGATCGAGCATTCCGCGAGAGATTCCGTGCGCGGCTTGATTGTTGTCACAGGCACGATCTTGCGGGAGTATGCGAGGATCACGACCCAATCTCCGTTTTGGTCACGGTGGGGTGGTGCGCCAATTATTTCGGCTTCGGGCAGCATGCCGCCGTCGCGGTACCAGACCTTGGCCCCTTGCGGCAGATATAGGTTGACCCACACAGTGCCTTCTGGGGCAGTACCGGCCTCGACTCCGAAGGCCTCGGCAATTCGGTTGGCAAGTACTTGACCCAACTCGGCGGGACTGAGGAAGCTCCGGCGCTCATTGGGGCGGGAGTAAAAGGTGTCACCGATCTGCAATCGGAAATTGTCATGCTTTCCCCCGTAGTTGCACCAGCTTTCCCGATGATCACCGGGAAAAACGGAAAGCAGGGGCCACGCTTTTTTCCCTTTGCTGGCCGGGATTCTCATTGGCGCTTTTTCACTCGGCATGTTTTCTCCTTCGTTACTGACGGCGGCTGCTCATCAGGCAGGGGCCACCACGCCCCCACGACTGCCCCTGGCCGGGGCAGTTTCGCTTAGTTTACCCAGTCCTTCAGTTCGGAGCCGGGCTTGAACTTGACCACGTTCTTGGCCGGGATAGCGACGTCAGCGCCGGTGCGTGGATTGCGGCCAGTACGAGCGGCCCGCTGTTCGACCTTGAAGGTTCCGAAGCCACGCAGGGTTACCTTATTGCCGTTGGAAAGGGCTTCCTTGATGTTTCCGAGGAAGGCTTCCAGGGCGCGTTCGGCATGCGCTTTGGAAAGGTCGACTTCCTCAGCCACTTTGGTGATCAATTCACATTTGGTCATGGGTATCTCCTGTTTGTTAAAAGGGTTCGGTTATACGACCAGTCCGTGTTCTTCTTTCCATTCACGCACGGCATCGTCAGCAGTTCGGGTGCAAGCGCGATAAAGCCACAGGCAGATGGTCAGCGCCAGTACGGAACGTTTTTCGACAAGTGTGATGGATACAATCGAAAAAGGTATGTATTCAGGGTAGGTGCGAGCGATAAAAATACGAATGCCTGTACGTAAGCGATTGTCCAAAGGCCTGTGAGTCGCCAGCGTTTCTGTTAAGGATTCTTCCTCGCAATGCCTCCAAACATAGACGTCATAGGTATACCGCATGCACCCCAGCCATCCGCTGATGGTTTCGTGGAATCCGGGCCAAAAGGAGTTGAGGCCACCGGCGAGGGCTGAGACGGTGAGTATGTATAAAATCCACTCTTTCATGGTGTGCCTCTTATGCTGCCGCAATGTTGAGCGGCAGGGCCTTGTATTCGCCGTTCACGCCCCGTTCGTAGACGCGGACATATTCCTTGCTGTCGATGACCCGGATGCTGTCCTTGATCGCCTTCATGGCCTTGCGCCAGCGGTCATCGTTGATTTCCAGGCGGAGCAGATCGAGAACGCGGTAAACGCTTATTTTCCCCTCTGCATCCGCCTGGAAGGCCTTTTCGACGATGGTCCGTAGGTTCGGATTAGCGTCATGCGTCCACTCGGCCATGCACTCGTTTATGAGCACCTCGGCGGCGACCAGCTCTTCGCCGAACTTGATGCGGTCTTGGATGTTGATGGTGATCTTGATGGAACCGTCGAACGAATAGAGAACGCGGTTTCCCTTCTTGCCGCGCAGCTTGACGCCGTACTGTTCAACCACGAGGGCCAAATGGGTGCGTATGTCATCCAAGGCGGCCTGCTTGAACTCAATCAGGGCGGCGTTGATCCCCTTGGCCTTACCGTGCAATTCCCGGATAACGGCGTCCGCGAGCTTGTCGGATTCACGGACGTTTTCAGGAGCAACGAGGTTGCCCTTTGCGTCCTTCCAGAATCCGTTATGTGTGGCTGTGGTTTCCATGGTCTCTCCTAGTTGATTGCAACTGTTTCAAGCCCGTTGACGCGCATAGCCTCAGCGGCCACATCCGACGCTATTGTGTTGGCCTCAATGCGCAGGTCACCGGGGAGCTTATCGGCCAGTTCGCGGATGCGGGCCGCGCAGTCCATCACCTTGCCGCTTATCGCGCCATCGGGATTCCAGTCGGCGTTATGGTTGGTACGTTCGATCTCGCTCATTTGGAGCCTCCTTTCTCTGTTTGGGTGTCAAAACGCTTCAGGATGGATTCGCACTCCTTGACCACGGTCTTACGGGCCGAATCGGAGTACAAGTCCTTCTCGAAAAATACGCGGGCAAGCCGGGACATGGCCGCTCGTTCGTTAGCAAAGGGATCACGGGGGGCAACGGGAGGATACGGCGTTTCACGCTGTTCCCGGCCCTTGGGAGTAGTGGAATAGAGGATGTTCAGCCCTTTTTTGCCATTGCGCCGGACAAGCTCAATGGACAGCAAATGTTTGAGGTACTTGCTGACTGAGGACATATCCACATGTGACACGGCGGCGATTTCAGCGATGCCGAAAGTGCCGATAGAAGCCCTGACAGCTCGCCACATGCGGATATAGCCTTCGCCGCGTCGCTGGGGGGCCTTGGGGTTGTATGTATAGTGGCCGGGCTTAATCCGGGTCAGTTCATTCTGACGGGTCATGCCGTCGAGTTGGCGGCGCACGCGGACCTTCTCCGGCTCGGTTTCCAGGGCCAACGCCTGGAAGATGAGGGCATTGTTGACTTCCTTTTTTCCGCCTTCACTCAGGCCGATCACAACGCCGCGCAGCTTGTCCATGTCGGGAGACAGCATAGTTAGGCCCTCCCGATCCGCAGGGCCTCAAGCGCCTTGACGTCTATGGTGTTGGTGTTTTGCGCCCTGGCGTAATCCTCAAGGTGCAGCACGAAGCCATACACCACGCGGAAACTGCCTTTTGCCCATTGCGCCAGCTTGTGGCAGGCCTCCGGTGTAATTTCCAGGGCAGCGGCCTGTATGGCGAACAGCATCACGTCGTCGGCTTTGATGGGATCGAAATTCACCACATCGACCACGCGGGAATGCACACGCCTGCGGGCGTGGAGTTTCGGGTAAAAACCTTCCTCTCCTATCAGGATCACTGGGCAACCGGTCATGTCGTGGACGTCCCGCAAATCTTCAATCCGGGACATGAGGAGGCGGTCAGCCTCGTCAACGATGATGGGTTGCGGCGTTTCGGCCAGGGCGTCCATGATGCGGTTTCGGCAACGGTTGGTGTTGCTGGGGCGTTCGCCGGTGATTTCGTAGGTCAAGGCCTGTAAAAAGCTGAACTGGCTCCAACCTTCAAGTACGCGGAGGAAAATGCCACCGTTCATCGTATGCCATTCTTTGGCTGCCATGGTCTTGCCGCGTCCCGGCTCGCCTTGGACAACGCCGATGCCGGGCCGTCCACGTTCCGTGTCGCTCAGGGCGTTCAGGGATTTGCGCAGCTTTGCCACGTTGCCTGTTTCGATAAAGATATCTCGCCGCATGCTTTACCTCGCTATGGTCTGTTGCTGGTAGAATTGCCTCAATTGTTCAAAACGTGCGCCTGTGGCGGTCTCGTATTCGTTGGACGCCTCGTAGGAACGCATGAAATGTTCGTATTCGCCAGGAAGCTGGTGGCCGTTTTTGACGGCCTGCTCAAAGCACCACTCGTATTTTTCCAACTCGGAGGTGAAAAAATCCGGGATGGTCAAGGTGGCCGTGGGGAGTGTCTGGACCTTGGCCCGAAGAGCTTCAAGGCGTTCCCTTTCCGCGTCATCAATGACTGGTTCCGACTCGATTGCCTTGGGCTTGGGGACGGCCTTGAGGGGAACGCTTTCTTTTTTCATCCAGGGCAGTGATTGGAGGCCACTCTCGCCGACTTCAGCATCGAGGGCCTTCACGATCTTCATGGTGGCGGACTTGAGCTGGCGCTGACGCTTGTTGGCTTCCTGCACCTTAATCAGGTCCAGTTCATTGCCGAACATGCGGGCGAGCGGATTGAGAGCTTCCATGGGACGAGCCGTGCCGATTCGTTCGCCGTCAAGGGTATGCAAGTACACCTCGGACATATCGGACCACCGGTACATCGCCATAAGCGGCTTGTTCAGACCGTACAGCGCATCGGATTCGAAACGGACGTTGCCGATCACAAATCCGCACCGCTTGGGATGGATTTTTTGCCGGAAGAGAAAATGCCGGTCCAATTCGGTGAGGTCCACGCCGTCACCCAAACCGCCATGGAGTACATCCAGGGGACGCTGACCACCGAGTTCATCGTGAGCCTGTTGGCCGTACCACCAGACATACAACCGAAAGATTTCGGATGCCTCGCGTAAAGTGGGAATCCAGTCGTTATGCACCGTCTCGTGATACTTCTCGTTTCGTTTCATCCAGGCGGGCTTATTGTCTATGCAGTTGCCCACATAGCTCGGCAGCAGGCGTTCGCACTGCGAATCAAAGGTGCGGAAAAATCGTTCGACGATCTTGGTCCGGGCCTCATAGGGACGGCTGTACTGAACGGCTATTCCAAGACGGGCATAGAGTCCGTTAAACTCTTCAAAGTCAGCGTCAACGTTGCTGAAATATTTGGCGCGAAAGGCCTTGCCGTTGTCGATGTAGACACAACGCGGGTACTCGGCGAGGGTGCCTATTGCCATGTGCAGCGCGGAGCTGATGGCAATGGTGTTTTCCGAGGGCATAATCTCCCACCCCACAGGCATGCGGGAGCGCCAATCGTACCAGCAAATAAGCGTTGGGCGGAACGGTTTGCCCGTGGTCGGGTGGATGCACTGGAAGTTAAGAACCTTACCGTCGCAAAAGAGGATGTCCCCAACAGAAAGGAGCTTGTCATTCCGAATGTTATACGGCCCTACCTTGTCTTTTAAGGCCTTTTCCCCTTCCTGCTTGAGGACTACCAAATCGTGATGATCTTCATCGAACCGTCGGGCGAAGCGGACCACGGAACGGTAGCTCGGAATTTTTTGTCCCTGCCGGGAGAAAATGCCTTTCATGGTCTCATAGGCCAGGGCTATGCTCGGTTTGTTGCCGTTGAGCCAGCAGCCGAGAAACACTTTTTCAACTTCCAGCCCAAGCTGACCAAGCCCTTTCTTGCCGCCCTTTGACCATTTGCCGCGCCTATCGCATAAAATACGATAATCCTCGTCGTTGTCGCGCAGCTTTTTGTCCCACCGGTACAGCGTCTTGTCCGACACGTCGCCGAGGATTTCATGCTCTTTGGTAAGCATTTGTCCCGCGTTGATCGCCAGCACAAACGCTTTAGTGGCGCGGCCTTTCGTGGACTTGCTGTTCTCGACGAACATCCGCCACTCGCTGATCAATCTGAAGCGGGCCATGCCCACTTTGTGCGCCCAGTCGGGAATCAACACGCTGTCTGCGGGAAGAGCTGGAGTATTGGTGTTCGCTTCGTACAGAGTGATAGCGGCACGGACGTCTTCCGGGAGTCCGGAGACGAGCCACTTCTTGCCGCCGCCGCGTCCCTTACGGGCTTTAAATGACCAGCCTTCACGCTTGGAACGAATTTGTATGCTTCTATCTGTCACGCCAAGAACAGGAGCCAATTCTTTTGAAGTATATGCGTCTTTCATGCTGTGTACCTAGCCGTTCGGTTCTCAAGCCACTTTCTTTTCTGTTTTCATGTCCATCGGCAGACTGAGAAATTCTCCAGGACAACCAAGACTGCGGAGATAACCAAGCACTGCACGATTGTTCACCATCCCCCGGATGGTCCTGTTCACGATGCTACGGCTGATCCCCAATTCACGGGCGATCTCAGCCTGCGTCACTCCCTGCTCATCAAGGAATTCTCGGATGCGCCAAGGACGGCGATTACGGCCAGCGCCATAGGCGGCACATTTGTTCATAATTTCATCTCCAATTGCTTTTTCCGTTTCCGGGCTTCCCGCTCGGCAATGATTGCCTCAGCGTAGTCCCTCAACTTCCTATCTTCAGAGGTCATGACCCCGCATCCATGTAGTTCGAGCATGGCAGCCAAAGGGGCTACGCTCCTCACGGCCATGCAAAATACGTTGACCGCGACCAATGATGGCTGGTGGTCGATATTCGCAGGGTTAAGCCACTTCTCAAGAGTTGCGGGTTTGACCTTCTTGGCATTTCCACGGGTCAAGCTCACGCTCGACTTGGCGGCAATGTTGTTCATGCGGTCAACGATCTGCTCACGCGATAGGCCGCACTGGGCGGCGCTTCGGTTCATAGCGCTTTTGATTTTGACCATGAGCATGGTCAGCTCTGCGTTGGGATCGTCGAATAGGGATAACTGCCGCATGTTCGCTCTTGTGTCCGCTGACGGTTGAGTTCGTGTCCGATACGGATGCGGGGGCGGATATTGACCCCCTGTGCGCAGTCAATTAGGGTGTTGGTGTTGTGTAGTACCTTAGTTGACTGCCACGGCCTTTTTGTAAGCTAAAAACTTACACTAATGCAAGCTAAAATCTGTTTCGAAGTTTATTTTTATCACATTTTAGCTTATTCCATTGATATGGTTAGCATTTTCTCGCCGTAGGCATTTCGAAGTTAATTTCGGAGTTTAGCGTGGATAGTGCGAAATCATTTGAGGCAAAGTTTAAGCGAATACTTGATGCTGCCGCAGTCACTAAAGATGCGGAGTTAGCTAGGGCTTTATCTATCAAGCCCCAATCCATTGCCGCTGCAAGGAAACGCGGGCAGATTCCAAGCGGCTGGGTTGAAAAAGTCGCTGAAAAATTTGAGGTTTCAGCGGATTGGCTTTTCTTTGGAGTCGGTGAGATGATGCGTGGGGAAATCGCTCAGCTAACGACTCAACATCATTCTGAACTTGAGCAAGCGATCACTAAGGAAAAAGAGCTTACACGGGAATTGGCGTTAGAAAATCGCCAACTCTTAAAAGATAATGCCGAGCTAAGAGTGAAGTTGGAAAAAATGAAGTCTAGAGCCGCACCGGAGGATGAAACGCCACCTGAAGCCACCAGAAAGAGCGCATAGCTAAGAGGGGAAAGGTGGTTCTGCTTTTTGGTAGATAATATAGAAGATTATGCATATTGCCACCAAACCTCTATGTTCGACAAGGTATAATTGTCGAAAAAAAAGCCAAGCGATATTTATCGTTTGGCTTTTTTCTCAGTTTACCTGTCCAAAATCTTTTAATTTCAACGTCGTTTTCTCAACTTGATTTTTCGCTAGATTCAATTAGTCGAAACGAAGAAAGACCGCGCCAATCCTAAGAAAGTTTCACTAAAGTTTCATATTCCCCCGACACCTCCTACCTTCTCGCCTTGGCTGTCCCCCTATAAACGCAGCTCAGCGGCCTAACAAGTAGACCCGCTTCTTTACTCAAACCGATTGTACATTTCCTCATGGCATTGTTTGAGGAATGTCATCATCTCATCATACTCGCCGCTTTCGTAGAATTTGATCATCCCAGCGTTGTACTCAGTTAGCCTTTTGGCCGGGACTGATAGCGGGGGATAGCCATTGCTCATCAAGTGCCCGTTAAGCATCAGTAGGCCAGTTCGTTTGTTCCCATCGTAAAAGAACTGGTTGCGAGCAAAGTCCAAGTGCAGCCTGTATGCCTGTTCCCGGATATCTTCGATCTCTAGGATGTCCTCAATGGTGGCAGCAAAAATATCATCTAATTCGTCTGCTTTGGGAGGCCTGTACTCAGTGCCAGCAATACTTACTTGCCCGGAACGGAATTGGCCGACTTCAAGGGCTTCGTCTTTGGCGATCACTTCCTGAATCGAACAAGCCACTTCTTTGGAGACGGCGAATGTATCTGTTTTTACCAACTCAATGAGTTTTTCCCAGCCAAGGATTTGCTGCTTGAGTTTTGCTTCGTCTGTGACCTTGTGGCCGCCCACAGTAATGCCCTGAATGTAAGTTTGTACCTCTGGCATTGTGAAGGGCATCCCTTCTAGGCTTTGAACATCGAAGACGAGTTCGGCAAACACCTTTTGGGCTATGAACAGGGCTTTCTTTTTGTCTTGTTTCATGGCTTCTTTATTGTCTCGAATTAGAGAAAGAGTCAATTTGTTCCCGTCAACCGACCTTGAATATTGGATTAGATTTCATCGAATCGTTTCACCTCCCACGAGCAATCAACCTCCACACGCAGAGGCCCGACTTTCGCGTCTTTCAGTTCCTGCAATGAGAAGTATCCCCATTCCGCATTCTGCATGTCTCCGTTGAGGATAGCGTAGCCGAAGAAGATGTCCTCTCCGTCGAACTCGGCTGCATACCAGTGGGAGTCGCCTATGAAGAAGTGGTGGTAGATGAGCTTCTCTTCTGTTGGGATGTTCTCTGTCTCGTATAAGCGGGGAATCCTGCCTTGTCTTTCGTCCTTGTAGCCGGATGTCATCGTTTCGACCTCTCGTGTGGTTTGTGGGAGATTCTTGTCGAAAATCCATATGGTTTATCAGTCTCGTAGTTGCGTGGCCTCGTCGGGCCTCGTCGGGCCTCTACGATGGCGTCGCCCTGAACTCTCGTTGAAAGATGAAAGGCCCATCCTTTCGGACGGGCCTCTACGATCATGATGAAATGATCTACTTGGATTCGGACTTCTTGGCCGGATCTTTCTTGCCTTTGCCGGTCTTCTTCCAAAGCTCCATGTTCTTCATGCGCTCGGAACGGGCTTTGGCTGTCTCTCGGCAGGAGAGCGGCTGGCCTTTGGGGTATCCCCATTTTTCCTTGTACTCGGCAGGTGTCAGGCCGTGACTTTCGAGGTGGCGCTTGGTGATAGTCTTGAAGGTCTGGCCGCATTCGACACAGGTGATCGTCTTCTTTCTGA